TTGTATCGTCTTTAATTTCTTGAACAGCTAATTTAACAGCCTCTCTTGGATCAGTTGGTAATGTAAAACTCAATCCCAAATCTTCTAATCCTTGAATAATATTGCCTTGTAAAAATTCCTTTACTTTTGTTTCTATAAAGTCATTTATTTTTTTACCTCTTAAATCTGCACTATCAAATTTATCTTTAAAGCTTTGATATTCAGGTGGTAATAAATCATACATACTATCGATATCTATTTGCCCAAGTATTTCTGCTCTATAAGGTCTATCAATAGCAAACTTGACTGCATCAACTGTAACACCTAAGATTTCTACTTCAACTCCAAGACTAGGTATTAGATTAGCTATAATCTCCATAATCTTAGCCTGAACATAAGTACTATACTCGTTGATTAATCTTGTAATCATTATCTCGTATTCTTTTTCAGGTATTTCTAATTTTTGAAATTTAGGATCGTATGGGCTTAAGACAGTATCTCTAATCTTTTGTATTATGTCTTTTAATTTTTGACCTTCTTCTTTTAGTTCATCTATTTCAGATAATGCAGCTCTTTCTGCTAATGTAACAAGGTCTCCAAAAAGATTACTAAGATTTGCTGGAGTCGGTAACATGACATCGGGACACTCCATTGGTGGAACTGTTGCTGTTAATTGAGTCATTATAATATTATTACTTTACCAACACTAGAACCAGCTAATGTAATAGTTCCGGCTTTATTATCAAAAATTATATTTTGACCACCCTGGAATCTTTGTTGTTTTACATCAGGACTTGCTAACGTTGGTTTATCTTTACCCTGTATTGTACCCATGATAATTGGGTCTTGTGCACTAGGGCCATCTCTAAAAAATCCAACAACCCATGAACCCACTTCTAAGCTATGGTTTTGGTGACTTGTATTAGTACCAGCAGTTGTGCATGGCATCATAACTGATGCCCAAGGTAATTTATCAGCTACATTGTCATCTGTAGAATTAAATTCTTCATCATAATATCCATGAGGAAATACTTTTACTCTGTTAGTACCATCAGCTGCAACCTTAGTTACTTCTCCGGTAAACCAACTAAAACCCATACTTTTAAAATTATCGTCTCGTCTATCCATTATATACCTTCCTTTGTTCTCGTGCTTTCATCGGTTGCAAAATAATCAATTGGATTATCTTGGTTATCAATAAAAGAATCTTTTTTGCAAACTACTCTTGATATAAAACTTTGAGGTGTAAAGGTATGTACAATAGAAGATATCATATATGCACCAGATGCACCTCTATCTTCTGTAGTATTATCTTCATTAGGCCCCAAGTCATCATCTTCAAATGTGTTAGATAATATTTTTAAGAAAATAGTTTTACCAACCGAAATATTAAAATCACCTGGTATTACAATTTCTTGTGAATGACTATCAATACCATTTAAGTATTGTTCTCTTTGTTGTATTGTTGCATTTATAATATCGTGATAATTATTACCATTATCAAAAGCACCACTGTTTAAATTAAGATAAAAATTTCTACCAGAAAATTCTTTACCTTCAATATATTTACTTGGAAATGGTTTTTCTGAATTTAGTAATTTTTTATTATCATCACTATAATTGTGTGTTACAGCAGGTAAATAATTCTTTTCAAAAATATCTACGGAATATTTTTTACTACCTAATACACCATTTGCAATATTTGAAAATCCTGAAAAGTTTAACTTTGAATTTAATTTATCTATTCTAAATTTTTCAGCTTCATAAAATTTATCAGTTGTATTTTGTAATTTATCTGCAAAACTATACATTGGAATATGATTACTATTAATATAATCTCTATCGCTATGTTCATCTCCTAGCATTTCTAATTGTGATTTTAAATGTACTTGACCATTTGATGTTTGATAAAAATAATATGGTAAGCCACTATCAGTAATATTTCTTGTCAACCAATTAATTGCTGATAAAGGTTTCATTTTTGGTATAATACCTTTTACTGATTCAGATGTAGCTGCAATTTTTAAATCTTTTTCATCTATGTTTAATGCTGACATAGCTATGTTTTTAATTTTATTACTTACATCACTAAATTCTTCCGAAATAACTTTACTTTGATTTTCAACTATATAATCTGATACACATCTTAAAACATAAGTTTGCATTCCTGGTGTCGGCATAGAAAAACTATCTATGTTAATAACTGATAAATTTAATTTAAACTCTTCACTATTGACTTCTGCATTTCTAGCTATATTTAAAGCAATCTTCTCTGTACCATTTATTCTAAGTCTATCTAAAATTTTATTTGAATCTGCAACAGAAATATCAACTGTAATTCCATTCTTATAAATGCTTTCGTTGATTTCTATTTTCTTAACTATTTGAGTCAGTTCTATTGCACGCTGGCCTATTTCATTACCGCCTAAACCTTCACGTAATAATTTAATATGTTTTACTAAATAATTCTTAGGTGAAAAGTTTGGTGCATTAACATTATCTGATTGTCCACTACCTATAGTCATATTATTCGTTTATTAATTTATTAAATCTATCTACAAATTGTCCAATATAATTTGGATCAATAACTCTTATTTGTGATCTAGCATCATTGAGTTCTGATTCATATTCTCTGTTTGTTTGAAAAGAAATAAAATTTTCGTCTATTGTTGTATTTCTATTTTGAAAAATTGGTGTACCATTTTCAGAAGTCTTTGCTATTTGAACTTTATCTGCATGTACATTTGGTGATACATCTAATCTTGTAGGGTTTATAAATGTTTGATTAGTTACTGCTTTCTTTTCAGCATCTGTTGTAAGATAATACTTATAAGGAGCATCTGCATATGTATAAATTTTATATGAATCTACTGTTTCTTCAACTGGAGCTGATTGTTTAATTTGTTCTGTTGCATCTCCATCTCCAATAAAAGCACCACCTAATACTGAATTATCAGAATTACCAGTAATTGGGTGGAAACCAGCTGAACCAAGAGTAACATCTTGAATCACTAATTGATTCATATCTATATCTTTTTTAACAAGAGTGCCACGACACCCTGAAGTAACACCATGGATAATAGAACCAAGATCAAATCTACCTGCAATTGAATTATTACTATAATCGTCTAATCCATCTGGGTCTGGTTCAGGCTTAGGATCTGTTGTTATAACATATCCTTCGTATTGTTTTTCTAAATACTCTAGTAAATCTTCTTGTGCTAATGGCCATGCTCTATAACCATCATGTAGAAAATCATTTATGACAAAGAATGTCCAATAGAAATCTGGTCGACCATATAATTTTGTTGAAATAATATCAGGTCGTTCTCCGTTTATTATATCATATAATTTATAAGATGTAAACTCATCTATAAATGTAGGAAGTGCTCTTACACTTCTAAAGATATTTTTTATATTCTGAAATTTACCTTGGCCATCAAAGTCGTATTTTTCATTTGGAAAATTTTTAAAAAACATTAGTTATCTCCTATCCCTTGACTTTATTTTCTACTGTCTTTAATCCAGCTGCAATTAGTTGTTGCTCAAGATATAATTCATTATGTCTATTATCAGATAATTTGTTACTTTCTAAAACCTCAAGCTCATCTCTTGTTAGACGCTTGATCTCTCCGAAGCTTAATGCTAAATCATATTGTTCCATTCCACCATCGGCATGCATTCCAAAGGTATTAGGATTATATGTTGTTGCAACAGATTTTAAATATGATGGCATTAAAACTGGCATAAATTCATTTATTTTTCCCGGACCATGATAAAATTCTACTAAAACTTCTGGTGGATAATCTAATGCAAATGTATTAGTACCTCTATTTGCATAACTATATCCTCTTAACATTTTTATTATTTTATCTATTGCTTGATTTTCTTTTTCGCTTTTTGGTGACATTTGTATAGTAAGATTATATTCTCTTATAGTATTCTCTTGGAATCTACTTCTTGCGCCTTTATCTATTGCTGCCCCGGCTGTAAATGCTGCTTCTTGTGCCATCTGACCAGCACCTAAAGGCATTCCACCAAAATAAAGTAATCCTAATGCTGCAGTATCAGCTGCAAAAGCAGAAGCACCCCCAGTAATATCGTCCATTCCAGCACCTCTCGAGTTTAATCCCATTGCATCCAATCCACCTTGTACACCACCACTTAAAAATCCAGCCACACCTTCCTCGATAACTTTTGCACCCATTGACATCCCACTTCTTTCAAAGTTTGTAAAGCTAGCACCATCAGATATATTAAACCCAGTTGGCATTGGTAAAAAAATATGTTTCATAATCTGACTAGCTCTTCGCTCTTTAATTGTAATTTTTATAATACCATTATTAGCTTCGTCTTGTAAATTTAGTGGATATCTTAATATCTCGTCTGGAACTAATGGAGGTGTTTTTTCGTCGGCCATGTTTTATCCTTTATAAATAAATATTTACTATAGAGTTATTTATATGAGTTACAAGGGTAAATACAAAATTAAAAAACCAGAAAAGTATGCTGGTGACGTTTCGAATGTGGTATTTAGATCATTATGGGAAAGAAATGCCTTTCGTTGGTGTGAAGATAATCCAAAAGTTAAATTGTGGAATAGCGAAGGAGTGGTAGTTCCATATAAATGTACAATAGATAGAAAATTACATAGATACTTTGTTGATCTATTAATAGAAATGGAAAACAAAAAAATCTATTTAATTGAAATCAAACCAAAAAATCAAACAGTTCCACCTGTTAAAAAATCAAGAAAGACTAAAAGATATATTAATGAAGCTTTAACTTTTTCTCGTAATCAAGATAAATGGAATGCAGCCGATAAGTTCGCAAAACATAATGGCTGGGAATTTCAAGTCTGGACAGAAGAAACTTTAAGAAATCTAGGCATAAAGATACTCTAACTGTTATAAATAAAGATATGGCAGATAGTTTATTTGATAAGATTTCGTCCGCGGCATACAGAGCTAGAGTTAATCCTAGGTCTAAAGAAGCCCAAAAATGGTTTATGAATAATGTTCGTAATTTGAATGTTAGTCGTACCAAAGTCTTAAGCGACCCTGCATTAAAGAAAGCAACATCAGTACAATTAGGTGATATGATAATGTATGCATATGACCCTAAATATAAAGATGTCTTACCATACTATGATAAGTTTCCATTATCAATTATAGTTGATGTAAACAAGAATGGATTTGATGCATTGAATTTGCATTATCTAAGACCTGATGTTAGAGCTGCTTTCCTTGATGAATTATTAAAATTAGGTCCAGAAGAACCAAACGAAAAATCTAGGTTAACAAAATTAAGATATAGTCTTTTAAAAGGTGCATCTAAGTTTAAAGAATTTAAACCATGTTATAAAAGATATCTTGGTGAACATGTTAAATCAAATATTACTCGTGTTCCTATGACGGACTGGGAAATAGCAATATTCTTGCCAACAGAACATTTCAGTAAAGCTGGATTAAATAAAGTATTTAAAGATAGTATAAGTATAGCAAAGGGATAAGATGGCTAGTTCAATAGATGATTTAAAAGCAGAGATTAATAATCGTGGTGGTATTGGAAGAACTAATAGGTTTAATGTTATCTTCACTCCACCCACTCAAGCACTAATTAATATTGATTTTGGTGCTATACTTGGTAGTTTAGTTAGAGGTGACTTTAATAAGAACCAATTAATTACAGATCCTAGATCACTTACACTTTTATGTGAAAGTGCTAGCTTACCATCTAGGTCTTTAACTACAAGTGATTTTCAATTTACTGGTAAGCATAGAGAAAAAAGAGTTCAAGGATATAGTGACGCAGATGTTAGTTTTTCATTTCTGGTCACAAATGATTTTTATGTAAAAAGAATGGTTGATGATTGGCAAGAAGCAATTGTAAACAGTGAAACAAATTCTTTAGGATATAAAGATGATTATACTTGTGATGTTGTAATACAGCAACTTAACCAAGAAAATGAAATCGTCTATGGTGCGGTTTTAAAAGATGCATTCCCATCAAGTGTTGGAGCAATGCAATTAACCAGTGCGTCTGGTGGAGAAAGTAAAGTTGAAATTACAATGTCATATGATAAGTTTATTGTTGAAGATACAATAGGTAGTAGCCTATCTGCAATAAGGTCGGCTATACCAGGTAAAATATTTGGATAATATAATTAATAGGAGAAATATATAATGGCATTACCAAAATTGAGTGTTCCTCAGTATAAGGTTAAATTACCTTCAACTGGCGAACAATTAAATATGAGACCATATTTGGTCAAAGAAGAAAAAATATTATTGATAGCATTAGAATCTAAGGATGCAATGCAAATTCAAAATGCAGTGAAAAATTTAATCATGTCTTGTTATGATTTAAAGGATGCAAAACAATTAACATCCTTTGACTTAGAGTATTTATTTTTACAATTGAGAGCAAAATCAGTTGGTGAAAATATAGCACTAAGAATGAAATGTGAAGAATGTGATAATTTAAATGATTATAGTGTTAATATCGATGCAGTTAAAATTGATAACATCGATAAAGAAAACACCTTCATGCTAGATGAAGATAAAAAAGTTGGCCTCACTATGAGATATCCAACTATGGAAAATCTTGAAAAATTAGATTTATCTAAATTAGATTCAGTAGAAGGATTAATGGATTTGATAAGTGTTTGTGTAAAAACAATATTTGACGAAGACAATGTATATAATGCAGATGAAGAAACAAGAGAAGATTTAATGGATTTCATTGAATCATTTTCAAGTTCTCAATTTGCAAAGATACAAGAGTTTTTTGTTTCAATACCAAGCATGACATATAATGATGAAATAGAATGTACCGCTTGTGGGCATAAGAATAAAGTTGAGTTAAGAGGACTACAAAGTTTTTTTACCTAAGCCTCTCGCATGATACGCTGGTAAACCATTACCAAACGAATTTTGCGATGATGCAACATCATAATTATAAGTTACAAGAACTAGATAATATGATGCCGTGGGAGAGGGAGGTTTATACTTCAATGCTCAAGGTACATATAGAAACAGAAAATGAAAAAATGAGGAATAGAAATGGCTGATAATCAAGACAATAGTAGAAATGAAGTTGAAATTGATTTAGATAAGTATATGGCATTGATCGATAAACTCGACCAATCCGAAGATACAATTAAAGAAATGAAACTCGAAGCTGAAGCGGCTCGAAAACAATTAGCACCACCTAAAAGAAAGTTTATGGATTTATTTTTAGACGATAATGACATAAATGAAAAATCAATTATAGGTTTTATATCTTTTAGTTTAATGACAGTATTTGGAATGTGTGATTTACTCACAGCATTCTGGGATATGGATTTGAAAATATCTGATACCATATACACGTCATTCGTAGTAGTAACACTAGGTGCATTTGGTATTAGTGAAGCTGGTAAAGCATTCGGCGGAAAATAAGGATAAGCAATGGCTGAATTTGATAAGGCGTTCGGAAAAACAGGAGCTGGAAACGAGGAAGAAATGAATCGTAAGAAAGACTTGAAAGAGTTGACTTCTGTTTTTTCTAAGAAAAATCTTTTCGGAAAAGAAAAACCTGCAGAGGAAGCAACACAAGCTGCTATCTTAGAGCAGAACAAAAATGTTGAATCAGCTATTCAAACCTTACCAAACCAAGAACAATTATTAAAAGATATTGCAAATGTCTTTAAATCACAAAAGATGGAAGCATCCGAAAATGCATTTGAAGAAGAACAAGATAGAATAGAAACAAATAAAATATTAATACAACAGACTGAAACAGGTGAAGAAACAGCTAAAGCTTCTAAAACTCAAGCAAAAGAATCTAAGAATAGAGGTTCAATGCTTGGTAAGATGGGTGGAGCCCTCGCGGGTGCGGGTATCGCAGCAGCCGGAATAGGGATTGCTCTCTTTGCATCAGCAAAAGCTTTAAAAGAATTTGAAACAGTTGATATGAAAAAAGTCTCTGGTAATGTAAAAGAGATTTTAGAAATAGTACCTAAAGCTGATGGTGAAGGTTCATTACTTAAATTCTATGCAGAAGGTGGAACCCTTGCTGTAGTATTAGGTGGATTAGGTATTGGTCTTGGAGTATTTGGAGTTGGTTCAGCCGCGGCAGGAGCAGCTGAGAAATTTGCTGGCTTTGATGGTCAAAGTATTAAAGATAATGTATTAACTTTACTATCTATAAACGAAGCTGCTGGTGGTAATTTTGATTTCATACTTAAGGGTGGTGCTTTTTTAGTTGCCATGACTACAATAGCAGCCGGTCTCGCATTATTTGGAGGAGGCTCAGCTACAGCAGCAATAGGTACTGGAGCCGCAGAAGGTATTAATCATTTTAGTTCAGATCAAACTTTTGCAGATACAATCAAAAAGAACGTAATAACATTATTATCTATTGATGAAGAAGTAGGTGGTAAAGGAAATCTAATCGGCGAAAGTGCTGTATTTTTAGCTGCCATGACCACAATCGCAGCTGGTCTTGCACTCTTTGGTGGAGGAGCTGCAGTAGCAGGATTAGGACAAGGTGCCGCTGAAGGTATAGCTAAATTTAGTGGAACTGGTGATTTGTTTGCACAACAAGTTAAAGACAATGTATTAATATTATTATCAATAGACGATGCGATAGAAGAATCAGGCGATTCATTTATTGGTGAAAGTTCTGACTTCTTTTTAGCAATGGCAGGTATTGGCGCTGGGCTAGGAGTCTTTGGAGTTGGTTCAGCAATTGCAGGAGTTGGTTCAGGTCTTTCAAACTTTATGTCAAAAGATGGTAATTTTGCACAAGAGATAAAAGATAAAGTAACTACTCTATTATCTATTGGTGATGATAGAACTGATATGATAAAAGATGCAGAAGATGTGAAAGATGCTATGGGTATAATTGGTGATGGTATTGCTAATTTTGGTTCAGATGAATTTACTGGAGCATTAGCATCCTTTGGTGCAAAGGCATTAAACTTCTTAAGTGGTAATACTTCTCCATTAGTAATGGCTATGGACATTGCAGATAAAAGTGATGAACTAGAAAAGGGTGCAAATAGTTTAACTACTCTTTCAGAAGGATTTACTAAATTAGGAAATATAGAATCAGGTGCATTTAAAATAGATAGTGATACAATAGAAAATCTAGTTGAATTTTCAAATGCTATGACCTTATTAGCTGGTGGTAGTATTTCTGAGGATGGTTATATATATGGTGAATATATAACAGAAGGTCAAGATCAAACAGTACAATTATTAAAGGTTGCAAATGCTTTTAATCAATTAGCAGATGGAATGGAAAGAGTAAACGATTCTGCAAGACAATTATCAAGTGTAAATGTTGCACAGGGATTAGAATTATATTCTTCTGGAGCTGCAGCAGGTATGGGTTCACCAGTTATTATTAATCAAATATCAAATGCTCCAGTATCAATAGCTACATCAAATTCTACAGTTGTTGGTTTAGAAGCTGAAGGCAGACAGATATCAAATTCAGCAACAAATTCGGATTAAATTATGGGTAAATTAAGACAATGGTTTCGTACCTGGTTTGACAGACAAATAGAAAAGTCTTTTCAACGCAAAGCAGATAAACTTCACTGTAACACTAAATAAAAAAAAGGACCCGAAGGTCCTTCTTCCGACTGTAATAAGTGCACTTATACAGCCTCGCCGACTATGACTTATTCATTGGCTAACTTAGCAAAATAACTTAATGTATCTTCTTCTTCATTACCATTATCAACTGGTGTATCTACAAATGGTTGCCCATCAGATACTGGTTGAGTTGCTGGTTCTGCAGATTGCATTACCGGAGCATCCATAGAAGCTCCTGCATCGATACCTAATACTCTGTTAAACTTAGCTTTAAGTTCGTCATAAGTTTTGTAGTTCTCAGCATTCGTGAACTCAGTTAAAGAATGTAACTGGTCATAAGTTTCAGTTAATCTATTTTCATCACCTTCATATAAAGCAGTTGCTTTACTGAATTCTGACTTATCATAGTTTACCCAACCTTCAACTTTTCTGATCTTGATTTTAAAATCAGCGCCTTCCCAGAAATCATAAGGATTTACTGGTGATTCGTCTGCAAATTGTGGTTGCATAACATCCATAATTTTATCAAAGATTTTCTTACCGAACTTATAAAGATAAACTTTACCTTCGTTCTGTGGATTATCTGGATCAGAAATGACAAGAATATTACTTACGTAATGTAACCTTCTCTTTCTTTCTCTAGCTAAAGCCTTATCCTCGTCCCTACCTGTATTCCATAAAACAGAATTAGCTTCTGATACTGGGTCTTGCTGACCAACAGAAGTTAATGAGTTTTCGATATACCATAGTCCAGTAGGTCCCTTAAAACCATGATCCCAATATCTAACCCAAGGAAGGTCTTCGCCTTCTTTTGCGGGCAAGAATCTAATCACGGCATATCCGTTTCCTGCTTTATCTCTAGTAGGTTTCCAGAATCTAGTATCTTCATAAGAATTAGTATCTGGTTTACTGGTGGATACAGCTTCCGCTGCCTTTACGAGTTTATCTATTGAAGAGCCTCGCATACTCTTTAAATTATCTAACGACATTTTATTTCTCCATATATTACTGAATTATCCACTTTATACATTATATAATCTATATTATAACACATTATTGTGTCTTTGTAAAGGTCTTTTTCAAAATATTTACACATTTTGTTTTATCAAACTTTACGAAAGGTTTGTATTTCATAATCTTACGATAGATATCAGGCCAAATAATTGTTTCTGATATCTTCTTATTCTCACGTTCTACGAACCCCGTAATGGAATCAAGAATTACTACAGTTTCTAAATGTATTTCATCTTGAAGCCAATACTTTATAACGAAAGGATGTTCATTATCTTCTGCTTCTAGTAAAGCATTAAAATCAGAATTACTTTCGTATAATCTATTTATATCGTTTTCAAAAGTGTATGTAATACTTTCACATACTTTCTTATGGTCACGATAATATCTCTCACCATGTTCGTTTAGCATATCACCGACATACTTAACGTCATGTTTAAAATTAGCTACATAGAAATCTAATAGATTATCGTATGTGTTAGCTAACTTCGCAAAAAAGTATTTATCTTTTCTTTTAAAAAAAGAAGTTGGTTTTACCGATGTTTTAAAATTATATTTTATCGCATCATAGCTATCTGTTTCAAAGTGTAGCTTGAGTGAGTTATATAATTTGTAAGACTCAAATGGGTCTTTCATATTGGTAACTTATTAGTCTTTTTTACTCTTAATAGGTTTAAGCTTTTAGCTTCGGCCTCTATCTTAGCCTTTAACGAATCTGTCATAAGTCTTTTCATTGACTTATAATCTAATCCTCGTACTTCTACTACATGTGCTGCTGCATCAATGTAATTCATATTATGACTTGATACTATACTTTCAACTGCTAGTGAAAATCTTTTTTTAGTCATGATCTTTTCTTCAACTACTTCTGTCATTATCTTTTAAATACCCTTAGTAAAATACAGTCAGCGTTTATTCTTCCTGTTGGTTTACCTATTTTTGTTGTAATATTACTCCACATTTTTTCTATTTGCTTTTCAGTTTTATTTAAAACCGATGGTAATATCTCTTCTGGTTTACGTAGAAGTGTAACTCTACTTTCTGCATCAAAGTTTTTAATTGTTGTACCAGCAACTTCGAATCCATTAATGGAATCTGTTGTGTATTCAAATAATCTTCTTTGCTTTGTATTATAAACATAAAGCTTATGACTACCTGGAATAAGTACAGGATTAATTGAAACAAGTTTATCATCAATACTTTCTTTCATGTATTGTAATCTTTCAACCTGCTTATCTGATGTTTTTGGTTTCAATGCTCTTGGTGTTCGTGTTGCTTTAAATGATGTTCTGAGTTTCTCCAGATCAGCAAACACTTCCTCAAATTGATTTAATATCTTTTTCTTATTACCTTTAGTAATATGTGAATACGCTTCTATACATTGTTCGCATGTTTTATCATACGCATCTTTAATATTATTGTATTCTACTTCTAACATATTTTTAAATATATTAATTGAATTGCTTTTTAATCCATGACCTTTAAATCTATTATATGCTGAAAACTTTTGTGTAAAGTTCTCAGTGAACCAACCTTCTACAATAGTAGAATCCCAATCACTCCATATAGTTTCTACCACTTTCTTTCGTGTTCTTTCTTGTGGTGAAATCACAGGCGTTGGTGGGCTCTCTTGTAGTTTTTCAAGTTTGATCTTCTCACCTTCTTTCACTAGATCACGCAATCGTGTATTCACTGCATCTAAATCTAAAGGAGCTCCAACCCAGCCTGCTTGAAACATTGCAACTGGTTTATAATTTGATTGATTAATTTTCCATACAGGATTTTTATTTAAATTAACTATTTCTTTTGCTGTTAATTTAAGATCATGTTTGGCATAATATAAAATAGCAGTATGTGCTTTCTTTCTATTCTCATAGTAATAGAACCAATTAGCACCTCTGTGATATTCTCTGTCTCTTTCGTCGCCTTCGCCTACAGGATTGTGTGGTCCATAACTAGGTTCTGCACCTAAGTATTGATCCTCTAACGATGGTCCTCTTTTCTTTGTTCTTTTTCTCATAGTAAATATATATAAATTAGGTTAACCGAAGCTAATGATAAGGAGTTAGAAACCCCGGTCAACCTGTTAAACTTGTTTAATTCCATCTACGTAATTCTCCGCAGCATTTTGAGCATAATGTATGCTTTTACCTGCATATACTTCTGTTGCTAATAATACTCCATCTTTATAATAATCGCAACCATATACTCCATTCATTTCAAATAAATCTGATGTCAAAGTTTCTCGTTGAAAACTTGATATCATATTTTTACTTCCTTCTTCTGTTATCATAATAACCCTACCTTAAATTTAACTGTTGTGAAAACAATATCCTTTCATATGTTTCCGCCTGTCCACAAGTATACAATTGTATATAAGATCATAAACAATCCTAATAGCTTAAAAGACCATTCAAAAATTTTAGACCAGAAGTCAAATATTAATGTTATAAACCACTTCATTAACCTCTCCTCATTTTTGCAATGTCTTCAGCTTCTTGCTGACTAATTACAGGTACCGCATTTGATTTGTGCATCGTTGCAATACCTTTTACTAGTGTTCCTGTGTACATGGGATTTTCTTTCTTATTACAATGACCAGACTTACTTAACCATGTACCATCTTTAATAGCTTCTTCCATAACTGATTTGTATTGTTTTGCTTGCTCTGCTCGCATAATATCAAGCTGAGTTTGTTCTATAATTGCTTTCTTAAATGCAACCATTTTCTTTTTAGCTGGATTAGCTAAATGATTTTTTCGCTTTCTGCCACAAGGTGAATACCTTAGTGAGCCCATGTAAAAATTTGTCATTCCCATAATATTATATTATAACACAATTGAATTGTATTGTCAACTAGTTTTTTTGCCTCCATGCTGCAATTAAATCTTCACCTTCTAATTTTGTACCAAAGTAATGTATTACTTTACCATTTTTTGTTCTTTGAATTAAACCATTATTAAATTGTGTATCTGTCACACCTTCGCCATTTGCAGTATCTCCTGGTCTATCATCATAGGCCATTGTATTTGTAGAATGCGCATGTATACTTGATACACCTGATGCCCATTCTTCTGCTAATAATAATTGTCTTTGTCTTTCGACCACGTCATCATATTCACTCATCTTTTAATTTTTCCTCAATTAATTTTAATACTGTTTCTTTCTTATACCATAATCCAGAATACATAGTTGTAGGTCCATCTTTCCATTCTACGATATATCTTTTATATCCAAATGGTCTTTCTGAAAAGACTCTAACATCTCCATAGTTTGCTTCTAATAATCTCACAGTTTTCTAAACCAATCTACTGCTAAATAAACACATGCACAGAATGTAGCACCCATCATAACATGTAGCATAAATATAATTTGTTCTATTAAATAATCAATACTCATCTTGACTCCTCATGGCTTCGTAAGTTTCCATATAAGAAGTACCGCTCAGCCATCTATCGGTACTTTCTTTTGTGTGGTGTCTATTTTCGTCTTTGTGTAAATCTAATCCACCTGCTGCCAGATGTTCAGCTTTCTTAATAGACTTTGTAAGTCGACCATAATCTTTTGGTCTTGCATAGACTCGTTTGACAGTTTTTTGAAATTCTACCTCTGCCTGGTATTTTTCTTTTTCAGCTAATAGCTGAGCTTTGATTTCAGCAAATGATAAATCACTCATTTTGTTACTCCTTCGTAAAAATAATCTGTTTCTTCTAATTTATAAAAAGCCATAACTCTATTAATAGCTTTATCTTTCAATCCTATATTATAACATATAGAACTCCAAATGTCAACTCTTACATTTGTTGGTATACGAGTTGCAATGTGTTCAAAGTGCATTACCATCTGTTACTCCTATGAATATAAACATCCACTCTTTCGGCATGTTCTAAAGGTACTGATCCAGACTTTCCTCTATGAGGACAATAGTTTGGATTGTTTCTTCCATACCTACCTTTAACATTAACACGATATCTAGGAAAGATTGCAAGGTCGTCATTCATTGGATGGTTATTGTGGTCTCTTTCAGCTCGTTTAATTAGTTTGTTTATTGACTTAACTGTATTTCTGATTGTGTTAATTTCTAACATATCACCAGCAGAAGCAGTATAAGCAGTCATTACATAAGAATCTGTTCTATCCATTTGCTGCCTCCGCTTTGCACATCTCCAATAGATGTAAATTAAAGCCTTCTTTGGATTGACATAGTTTGCCATCACCATCGTAAGCATATAAGAAATCTGTTTGATTTGCAATATCAAATGCATCGAATACATTGTAGTAATCTAATTGTGATCTACCACCAACATTGATTCTCCATTCAACATCATCGTTGGAAGGTGCTGAACCTTTCCAATCGTAAAGTGTGAAACAACTATCTGTTTCAGTTCCATCTGAATCTATCAGTTTAGTTTTAATAATCCATTCAAGTTGAACTTTGCCATCACCAGAAGGTACTCTGCTTGGCTCACCAAACATTGCAATCAATTGGTTTGTAGTTACTTCATCAATATAGCCTCTAAGAGAAGAGCCTACTGCGTAAGATATGTCTTCGCTGACATTTTCAAATTTAATATAATTCATTACTTAGACTCCTTATCTTTTAAAAGCTGATCAAGCTTATTTTCCATTACGGCTAATTTTTTTAAGACGTCATCTAGTTGATCTGCTAGGTCGTCATTGTTATAATAATCACTCATTTTTTTCTCCTTATCATTATTAATTTATATGTCTATAGTATCACGTATTTCTGCAATTGTCAACGGTTTTTTTAAATTGTCACACAATTGTCACATAACTTTGTGACTCGCCAGTCACATTGAGTTTATAGTTGTTCAACTCTAGGGTGTTATCCCTATTCTTTACAGCGTGTCCTTCTAAGTCAGGCCTTACCTGAATTTTATCTAGGTGGATAGCTTGCCACCATAAGGTCTCTCGTTTTCCATAACTTCCCAACCACTCCTAGAATTTCAGTTACTTCATTGTTTCCTTTATATCCTAACCTCACAACTATATGCCACGTCTTAATTGACTTTAACAGTTAGGACCGGGATTTTCGTAGAGCTTCACAACAACCAACCAACTACAGCTCTTCCTCGATTCCTGTTTATTTTTAGTGGAATTCCTTTTCCACTCCATCTATCACTAGATGGCTTATTGACATATTGCCAATTGGATTCATAAATCCATAGGACGGTAATCTCTTACACATTAAGTCCCACTTAGCACCTTCATCTTGGCTTTTATCTAAAGCCAATTCTTGTAGGTCTGCTGGTACTGGTATCTCTATGATAGCACCATCACGTACCACACCATTAATTATTGGAAATCCTTTTAATACTACTTTTCTCATTATTTTGCACTCCTTAATTTTTCAAGCATTTCTTGTTTGATGATTCCGGCCATTTGCCATCCATTTAAATCACCACCTGATTCTATTCCAAAGTCTCTATCGTTTACAACCAATTTGTAATACTTAGAACCTTCTATAAATCCTGATTTATAACTTCCACCAACTTCATCTTTGATGTATTTACCTGACATCCAAAATTTGTTAAATGAACCTTGGACCGGGTTAAGACAATATCCTAGATCATCTTTAAAAAAGTTAATTACTTTATCCACGCTATATGCGCTATACTTAGATTCCTTTGAAATCTTGTTTTTTACTATTATGTTATAAATCATTCTTTTCTCCTTATCAAATTTATAGTTATATTATACCATGTTTTGGCAGCTGTGTAAACGGTTTTTGGAAGAGTTCACACAATTGTTACACAGTTGTCACACAACTGTAACATAACTAATTGTATTTAAGGATTTGTGTTATTTATTGATAAAACAAGTACCATCAGCATTATAGTTAGCACCATTTGGTCCTATTCTACATTTTGATGTGTTCTCGTAGAGATAATGATTTCTTAAAACAACCAATGTAATTACTACATTGGCAATTCCTATTTGCCCTGCTTCAAAATTCTGAGCTGCGATAGGAGCTGTAATTCCTTTTTGTAATAAGAATTGGGCTGCACTAGGTTTGTCTGGTAGTAACCAATTGGCTTCTTTTATGTTAGGATGGTTTCTTGTATAGTGATATGAGCCACCCATATCTAAAGCATTTATAAACCAGAAATATCTTAATTGAGCTTCACTAGGTTCGTTAGTGATTGGTATAAATCGTAGTCTTTTCTTTTTTTCCTTTAACGAGAATCCTATCAACTTCCGTGAATTTTCTTGCTTTACAGAGTTTATAAGTTTCTTGTCCCAACAACACTCGAACCCCATCGTAATTGCGAGTTTGTCCTTCGAGTCTAGCTGCGAGATTGACGGCATCTCCAATGACGGAATAGTCAAATCTAGTTTCTGATCCCATGTTTCCGACGATGCAAGTACCGGAATTGATACCAATCCCAACATCAATACGAGGTAAACCCTTTTCTTCAAGTTCTTTAATAAGTTCATTTGCTGCTCTCTCTATTTCAATGGATGTTTGTATTGCTTTATCTGCATGATCTGGTTCGTCCAAAGGAGCGTTCCAAAATGCCATGATACAATCGCCCATGTATTTGTCTATTGTACCACCATTGTTTAAAATAATTTTGGTCATACGGTCTAAATAAGTATTTATAATATCTACTAACCCTTCTGGGTCATTTTTATTTTTATAGTGTTCTGATATCGGAGTGAACCCTACGATGTCCATAAACATAAATGTCATTTCTTTTCTTTCACCACCAAGCTTTAATCTACTTGGGTCTTTTTGTAATAGTGCTACCTGTCTTGGATCCAGATATGTTTCAAACTGTTTCTTTATCTGTTGTCTCAATACAAATTGTTTATAGAAGTTATTAAAACTCGTTGAAGCAAAAGAAATTATATATAATATTAGAGAATAACTAAGATCGAGGAGTATATAAAATTTATTCCAGATATAAAAAGTCACTCCGGCTTGTCCAACACAAAGAACGACGAAGCCAAGACCAGATACCCAGATCGGTGCGTGGTATACCAGTAAAATCAATACAAGAGCAAGAAATAAACTTACCAAAATTTCTATTGAATCGGCCCAAACAGGACGAGAAATCGGATTGTCTGAAAGAATTGTTTGCAGAGCTGCGGCTTGAAGCTGGGCTGGATACATCAGACCACCAGGAGTAGGTATCTGATTAGCTAATCCTTTTGCTGATACACCTATAATAATTGTCTTGCCTTCTAAGTTATCAATACCAGGCATTAGTCTTTCGTATTCTATTTCCTCAAATTCTGTATTCCACTTTAGCCATATAGAACCATCACTATCTGTAGGTATTTCAAATGGCCTCACAACAATACTTTCTATTCCAGCTTCGTTTGATTTAATTGTGTATGATAGATTGTCAAATGCAAGTCTAGTCATTTCTAAAGCAAATGATGGATAGAGTTGATCTTTTACATTTGATATGAGTGGTATTCTTCTTGTGATATTATCTACTTCAGGTGCAGCATTTATTAATCCAATACCCCATGCTTCATGTTCTAATATATTAATATTGGCAACTAAACCATCATATTTGTATATAAAGTCTAAAGGTTCTGATGTACCAAAGGTTGCATAACCGACATACGGTGCACTGTCTGCCCTTCCGTTTGAATCTACATCTTGTGATAAGATAATCCCATTGTCTTGCATATATTGCGAGAAGATTTTATCACCACCAAATCTATCAGGTTCTGGGTACATAATTGTAAACCCTATATAACCTGCATTGACTTCTCTTAGATCAGAAATCATTTGTGCATATTCTTGTCTTGGCCAAGGGAATTGACCCATGGATCCAAGAGAGTTCTCACCAATATTTACGATAACAATATCGTTTGATTTCTCTTGTGGTAATGATTTAATGTACTGATCAAATGTGTTTAAACGAATTTGTTCTACTAATCCAATAGGGTCATATACTCTTAAAAGTATTAAACCTGTGAGTAGTAATAGCGTAGACCAGATTGAAGTAAGATATTTCATACGTATATGTCAATAATTAATCCTGTAAATCTTCTTGGATAGCCATAACGATATCGAATAAATCTACTATAATTATTCATTAATTGCCTTGTGAGACATTGACTGTACAACCACCGACAGTAAAACAATTATTCGTAATAGAATAACTCATATTCGTACTACCTTGTTGTAATAGATTTAATGTTGTAGGTTCTGTACCTTGTAATCTTATTTGAGAGTTATGATTTGCACTTCCTTTCTGCATGAGATCAACTGTTGAGCCATCAGCTGTACCATAAAAATATGCATGAGAATAATGAGAACCTCCGCCTTCTTGCCATGATTCAATATCTACATCATCAGCATGTATATCTAAATTAAATGTATGTGAGCCATGTTGATAAACATTTACTGTATTATTGTTTCCTAATATATGTCTACCATAAGTTGCACCATCATATTGTAATACTGTTTCGTCATTGCCTGTGCCGTCAACATCACCGCCCCAGCTTTTACCTGAACCCCAATATGATACCCACGATATAGAATTACCTGTACCATTTTGTGTTAAATCAAATGTGTTACTTGCGTGAGCAAAAGAAAAGTTAACATTATTACCATAACCTATTTGTGTTATGTTTAAATTTAAATCATCTCCACCTTCAACTTGTTCTACATGAATATGATTATCGTCTGTTGGACCTGCACTTGCAGCAAAGGCAAGTAAACAAACTCCTATTACCATTAACATAATTATTATTTTTTTCATATCTTTATTTATAATTGTTTTATGCGAATGTCTATGTCATCGCCATCATTTCCTATAATTAAACCTTGCCAAGTTGGTGTATCTGTTTCTAATGTAAAACTTCCAGCAGCTCCGATTGTTATTTCTATAAGTCCGTTTACATTACGGTATAGAACTAAATCTCCATCTCTTAGAAAAACATTATATTGTGATTCATCGTTTAAACCTCTTCTTGCACCTTTAAGATCAAACTCACCAAGTGTATCAAATAAGTCGCCTGAGTCAACTATATCTAAAACATCTATAAGAAACTCAACATCAAGTTCATCAATATCTAATTCATTAAAATCGTCAAGTTCATCTTCAGCTAATTCATCTTCTTCTAGTTCATTAAATTCTAAAAAGTCGATATCTAATAAACCTTGATCTTCGTTTTGTTCGTCTGCTAATTCTTCTTCTATCTGTTGTTTTACTTCTGCTGGTGGATTGACAATAAACATGTTATCAATTAAAGCTGGTGTAATACCATTTATAACTGTAGATGATGTTGGTGATTTATCGTATGATGCAATCATTGTTGCTGCATATGCTTCATCTAATATTACTGTTCCACCTGAGTTTGATACTTCAATAATACCTGATGGTTTACCTTGATCGTCGGGTAATAAAATAACAAGGCTTCGTCCTATTTCATCTATTGTTGTGGTGAAGTCCGTGCCCCTTACAGCAATTGTAGCGGTTGGTGTTGATATTTCTATGTTTGATTTATTAATTAAACCCTTTTTACCTGATGCAAATCTTGCTGTACCACTGACCATTCTCATAGTCATTTTTGATAGGCTAGGGTCTGGGTCATAATAGACTGTATCTATTAAGACTCTTGAATGTTCTTTGAGTTGGAGTTCTGCTTGATCTAAAAATTCAATTAGCATTCTGCCATTTGCAGTTTCAGCTGTATCGTTTAATTGAATTTCAAATCCGACATCATGGCTATAGTTTTCTTTATCTCTTGTAATTCCACCATAACCAATGGATTCTCGTATATCGCCAATGGGTTCAGCATAACCGAACCCACTGATGAGTAAAAGACTAGCTGTCGTTAGCTGCGTCTTTTTGATTAAGTTGAATAATCGCATTGTCTGATGTAACAGTTAAAACAATATTTGCATTCGGTGAAGAACATGCATTACTTGCACCTGTAGCACAAGTACCAGATATTTGATTTATATCAACATCTGCTGAATCACCTGTTAAAGTGAATTCTAGGTTTTGTTCGCCGTCGTTTTGCAACGTATTAATATTGTTACTATCACCAGTAATTTCAAAATCCCAAATGTTATCGTCTGATTCCCAGTCGATATCAAAGACATTTGAACTACCAATTAAGATTAAATCTGCATTTAATCTTTCTGCACTTGCTGCAGAACCTTGATCGATATCAAAAGTGTTTGAATCACCTGTAACGTCAAAGTTTATATCTGTATCATCTGCACTGCCTGAAGCTCCGACACTCCAATCTATTTCATTTGAATCACCTGTAAAATCAAGCTTATAGGTTGAGCTATCAGCTGTAACAGGTCCAAATAAAACGTTTTGGTTACCAGCGAAATCCAAATCAAACTCTAGTGTTGTACCTGTAATTAACATTACAGTTCCTGATCCACTTGAAAAGTCGTTTCCACCAATTTTGTTTCCAAAACCGATTTGATCTACATATAATTTAAGTGTATCACCAGTTTGTGTGATTTTTATTTCGTTATCATCAGTGGCTGCAGCGAAAACAAAGGATGTCGACAATAGCATCGCTATACTTAAAAGTTTATTCATTTTCGTTTACCTCTTCTAATTGATGTTTATCGTTAACCCCACCTATGAGATGTGGATGGCGATGCCCATCTTTAATTACCCAGAATCCTCTATCGTGACCCTGGTATACTAGTTCCAACACGGCGGCTTCAATAGCTGTTCGTGTTGCATATGTCACTGACTCATTATTACCCACACCGTCCTCATACTCTACAAGAGTGGTACTTTGATCGACGAATCGAAAAATATCACCACTTCCACCGTAACCAAGAATAGTTTTCTTAGCTTGGACATTCAATAATACTTCACCTGTTAGAACTGAAACAGCTCTGACAGATACGGTAACAACATCTTGCGAATATTGTTTACTTTTACCAATACCTAATAGTCGTGCGCCCCGACCACCAGTTTTTATATTAGTATCGTAGCCAATAATTCCACCTTCTATTATCATTCCTGCAAATAGGAGTGGATTTAATGGTTGCGGACCACCGTCGCCCGCAAATTCAATTCTTGCACTTCGTATAATCTGTCTTTCTCGTACTAGATTATCAATGCCTTGTCTTTCTACAACTCTAAACCATTTACCATCGGCAGCTGTTTTTAGAGCATCAATTAATAATTCTGTACCACCTTGAGTTGTGGCTGTAGAGAAATCTGCTATACCATCTCTCTCTTTTCTTTGACCTGTTTTATCTAAGAAACCATATACTGCTACGACAGGCATTTCATCAGCAGCTGGTAAGTTTAATAAATCAATATATGATGGTAATCTAATAGCTTCTGGTTCTTCGACACATATATGATGTTTTCTTTGTGTATTCTCTAGTATATACTTAACAGAATTTTTTGATGCTGTTAATGCATCTACTACTTCTTCGTATTCTATTTCTTTACACTCTTGTGGAGTTTCTGACCATACAGGAGTTTCTGATTCGTTCAGTAATCCTAGTATTAATAATAATGCTAATACTCCTTCCATCAGCCAACGTCCGGGTCTTGACCAAAGTTGCCTGATCCAATTGGAATTTCAATAACAGTAGTTGTTCCATCTTCTGCAACAATAGTCATTTGTATATATTCTGTACCATCCTCATTTGTAATAACTTCATATGTAACAGTATTACCTTCTAATACAAAAGAGCCAAACCTTACAGAGTTATCATTACTAAACATTGATTCAACTAATTGTTTTGATAACTGAGCATATATTCTACTCTCTAGGTTTCTTATAAACTTTGCCATCGTAGTATTATCTTCTGCTCTTTCTGCTGCTTTACGTGCAGCTTCCATAGCATCTTTAATTGCTTTCTTTCTACTATGCTCTTGGTTTTCTATTGTTAGATAGTGAGCTCCTGTTCCGGATCCACTAAACGATGGGTTTTTAAATTTAAACACTTCATCAGCTTGCATTGGATTACTGATTGCCAATACAGATATTAGAAAAATACCACTAAGCACCGTGATCTCTACTCTATCCATTATCTCCTCCTGAGTTATTCTTCTTCTTCTTTTCATTCTCTTTATATTCTAAAACTACATTTACTTTTTGTTGGAGTCTAATCAAATCTTGGTCCAACATTCTCATTTGGTCTATGACCTTAATTAATTGGAAATGCATCTTTTCAGTCGCAGGTTCAATTTCATCACTGATAAACTTCCATACAAAATAAACAAAATACCCTAGACCTACAACCATAACAGCTGGAAATCCGTAGTCTTGTATAATAGTTCCTATTGAACTTAACTCTTCGATTGGTTCCATTAATCTCGCCTCACATCAAGCTTACCATCTTCGATAAAATTTTCAGCTCTTGCTACTCTATCGATATCAGGTCTTAGCTCTAATGCACTACTTACAAGCATATCAATTTTAATCATTTCATTGCTCATTGTTCTTGCTCGATTTTCTAATGATTCACAGAACATAGTTAAGGTTTTGATATCATCTACTACACCCTCCATTATTTGTTTAATAATGATGAATATAAAGATGCCCATCACCAAAGCTCCCGCTATTGGCAAACCCACATCGCTTATTAATTGAAATACTTCTTCCATAATATAATCTATTTATAATAAATTAAACTTCTATTGCAAATATTTTAGAAGAATCTTCTTCTACTTTATTAAGATCAAAGTTAATAGATACACCACATCCACATGATGAAGTTTCTTTTGGGTTTTGGAATACAAAGATTTCGTTCAATCCTTGCTTTTGAAAGTCTAAAGTCATACCATTAAGATAAGGTATGGAAACTTTATCGACTATAAATTTTAATTTACCGAAGTCTAAGAGAACATCGGAATCAGACTTAACATTAACAGCATCAAAAACATACTCAAAACCAGCGCAACCTCCGCCTGTAATCCCAAGCCGTATATAACTAAATTGTTCTTTGGTTTTCTTTTGAAGAAGTTTTTTAATCGCTTCATCTGTAAGTTCTATCATTACTACATTCCATTTTCAGGATATAGTTGATTGTGTTTTCTGTATTGAGTTTTCTCTTCCCAGTCCTCTATAGCCTTTTTGATACTATCTTCAGCTAATACAGAACAATGAAGCTTAATGGGTGGTAATTGCAAAGCTTCTGCAATATCTCTATCTTTAATCAGCTTAGCTTCTTCTATTGTTTTGCCTGTTAACATTTCAACAAACATAGTAGAAGATGCTATAGCACTACCACATCCATAAGTTTTAAATTTAACATCAACTATTCTATCATCGTCCATTGGATCTAGTTTTAGTTGAAGTTTCATGACGTCTCCACATGCTGGAGCTCCCGTCATTCCGGTTGCAACGTTAGAAGCTTTGGGGTCGAATCTTCCTACAGAAAATTCACTAGGGTTATCTAAGACCCCATAAAATCTTTCGGTTACTTCCTTGCTATAAGCCATTTAGCTGCTATATGCAACTGACACTGCCTTGACGCCCGATACACCTGCACCGACTTCAACTGTCTCTTGGCTTAACTTCATAAGATATACAACTTCTTTAGTTACTAAAGTGACTGTTCCGACTACATCAGAACCACTTTTGATTGTAACTAACTGATCACTTGCGTGACCATTATATACTCTTACTAATTTAGCATTACCAACATTTGATGCTGTATTACTTACGGCTACTTCTGAACCGAGTAATTTAACTGTACTTGCCATTTTTATTTCCTATTTTTTCTTGGTCTGCCTTTTTTAGCTGGTGCTTTCTTAGCAACTGGCTTCTTAGCGGCAGGCTTCGTTTTACGTTTTGGTTTCTTACCATCAACATAGGCTTCGTTTACGTTAGGTGTAGATTTATCATCAGCGACATAATGTCCCTTAGCATTTCTAGCTCTTACACCAGACGCTTCACCCATTCCTAACATATTTTTTAACCATGTAAACATAATATATCCTCCATTATATTTATATAAAATCACTCATTGGTTTTAACCAATCAGTATACCTAAAGAAAGCTTTCTTATCAGAACACCAATACCAACCTTTGTGTGGTTGATTTTCAGTGCTATGATAATACTTTACACTTCCTCTAATCTCGACATCAGCCTCTCGGCTCTGTTTGTTACTTGTTTGTACCATCTTGAATCTCGCCCTTCAATTGCAGCAGTTTTCCAATCATGTTCTTGTAATGCTGCGTTATGTTTTCTAAATTTACTTAATCTTGTTCTTCCCATATTAAACATCATATTAGCTATAATTTGTTTAACTTCTTCTGGATAACTATCAAAGTCCTCGTGTAGTATCTTGCAATCGTTTAATACATATTCTACGTCCTTTTCAAAACATGCATCAACACGTTCCTCTGTGACAGCAGTGCCAACCGATACCCCATGTTCTGGTTCTCCTTCCAGAACGAGATGGCCAATACCGAATGTAGGATAACCAAGGTGGTCATTATATATTTCATAAACTACTCCTTCATCAATTTTCAATGTTTCTTTTAATTGTTCTATATTCATAATTGTTCCTCTATCATTTGATCTATTTTTGCTTGTTCAGCAATTTCTTCAGCCGATCCAGCTGGAAATTCTTCACCCATAGTGTATATTGTTTTTGTAACGCCATCTTTTGTTTTTGTTACTGCGTATTGTTTATAATCAGCCATTATACTTCTGAATCCACTAAGATATTATTTGCATAAAAGTTTTTGTTTCTATTACTAATTGTATATGTCATATGTTCACCTTCTAATTTTTTAATATCATTCACTATATATTTATCACCGCTTAAAGTTCTTAATTTATTACCAACCTTTAATTCTTGCGAATGATTACCATATTTTTTCAATGCATTCTCTGGATTAATAGAATAACTTTCTCCATCTTCTCCATACATAATGTGATCTTCTGTAAGTTTAAAGTCATTATTAATAATATATAAATTTTTATGCATAACTTGTATATTTTTTTCTTGATCTACTAATTCTTTTTGCTTTTTGTCCCAGTTATAAGACCAAACCTTAGGGTCTTTTTCAAATACATCTATAATAGACATTGGTCCGTCTGCTGTATCGACTAACATATCTACATGTATACAGAAGAATTCACCGCCACCTTGGTTACCTCTTGTAATTGTAAGAGACATACTATTTTGAGCAGATGTACTACTTGTTCCAATTACAGTACCACTAGAATTTTTTGCTCTGATTGTCCATTGTGGGCTATTCGCTCCAAGAGCATTAAAAGCTGCTGATCCACTACCAGATGTTTTTTGTATAAATGTGTTAGCTGAAGTAAAACTACCACTATCACTTGAAGATGATTGTGTAGCCATTGAATGATATGCAAGCGCGAGGTGGCCACCAAAGAGTGAGTTAGATGTAGTACTACCCGTTATAAATCCATTATATGCTATACTAAATTCGCATGATGCAGGATCATTTCCTGTATATGGAAGATTAACATAGGAATATGATAACATACTTGACCCTGTTCCATTTCCATATCGTATTCTTACTCTATTATCTGCTGGCTGAAATGCAAAGCCAAGGCCAGCTAATGCTAATGCTGTAAATGCATTTGTATGACTTATATTACCCCAACTTTGAGGTACTGTTGGCATAGTGCCCCAAGAAAATGGTGGTACTGCACTCTGGTCATAACCATGAAACTCACTCATTGAATGAGGTGCGGTTTCGTTTGGCCTGTTTGTACTATTACTATTTAAAGAATCTGGAGTATCATTTGAGCTCATATCTTCCAAGCTTGCTTCTTCACCAGGATCAACAGCATTTGAATATCCAGAACCATCTATTTCTTGATAGATTTTACCGAGAGTAATTGCTCCTGAACTTGGAACTGCCATTAGAGTCCAGTCCCTCTTTGCGCTGAAAAACTTAATTGCCAATAATTTGATAATGCAGTATATGTATCTGAACCGCTTACAGCTTTAATTCTTAATCTTACACTTACACTGCCTTGATGACTTGAACTTCTACCAATACTAACTATAGTGTTGTTAGCAAATCTAGATACTTTTGCTGTCCAAGTCTTTTGTGACGAAGACCCATCACTAATTATTGATTCCCCAGTTGCAGCCATTCCAGTAAAGCTTGGTATGCTTGCATAGACTGCACCTCCACTTTCGTTTGTATTTGATGGTTTAGTTATATCAGAACTACTTGTAGTATATGTACCTGTCGCAAGGGGAAGTCCTTTATAACTTCCTATAGTATCTTCACTTAAAGCATATCCTGTACTTGAAGTATCGTATTCATAAGTATATGTCCATGTTGCATTTTCTAAATTGACATAAGGTATTAATATATATCCTGAATTACTTCCACCACCAGCTAGTGAAGAACTATCACCATCTTTCATTAATAGTATCATAATTCTTTTATTATCTTTATCATTACCTATGTGTATAGTTCCAGTTGAGTTGGCTTGGGTAACTGGTGAATTACCTTGTTGATGATGATTATTCATTTCCCAGAATGATGCAAATCTAAATGAAGAAGTATCAAGGTCACATGATGCTCCGCTATTTGAAAATGCTGATGCAACGTTTACACTTGTAGATGTATTAGTGGTAAATGAACTTACAGACCCTGCACCTGTACCATTAAAAGATGTTGCAGTGAAGTCTTGGTCGTAACCATAGAACTCACTAACTTTATGTCCACCATCTGATGTTCCACCATCAGGTCCACCATGAGCTGATGATGCTACTGAATCTGCATTTACAGCAATATCTATAGCTGTACTACCTGCACGAGTATAATCATCTACACTGTCTTTTGATAAACCTCTTAAAGAAATATTTTCTTTAGCTGATGGTAACCCAGCATTTTCTTTTTCATTCGCTATTTGTTGTACTGATATTTGTCCTGATGTTGGTAGTGCCATTACTTAACTATCTCCGAAATTAAATCTTCAAAGGCTTCAACCTTTTCTGTTCTCTTTGGCCAGTAAATATAATCTTTTTCTGGGTTTGCTTTTAAATTACTTAATAAAGGCAATATTGAATTATATAGTTTATTTAACTTATCTTCTAATTCTTCTGCTTTACCTGATGTTGATTCTAATTTTTGTGATTGTTTTTGAACTACTTCAAGCTCATCTTCATCGACAGCTGTAAATCCAAAATCAAATTTTTCTAAATCTAAACTCATGTTTATTCCTCTATATTATTATATTTATAATCTCTAGGTTTTAGTTTGGTCTTATCAACATGAATTTTTGTTGCACCATGTTTTGGAATCTTTTTTCTTCCAAATATCTTATCCCAATTTTCTTCAAATTCTTTTTGGTTTTTTATAGGTCTAGGATTTGAACCCTTACCGCCATGCCACTTAGTCACTATATCTCGCTAAATAAGCCGGGTTGAAAAGTAATGTAAATATAGATCGCACCGATCAATAAACATATTCCTAAAATAGTTGAGATCGCTCTTTGTCTTACGATTCTTTTTTCTCTTGCACTACGCATACCAACCTCTAACAATATTAGCTATAATGAAAAATGCACATATAACGTTTAATCCAACAATAAGTGTTCTGGCAATTGCAACAAGATTATCATACTCTTCAGTTTGTTCATCTGAAAAACTTCCTATTGCATATTTCCAAATTGTCCATAGCTTACGCATATACTATTTTAATTCCACGTCTAATTAATTCGTTTTTACACTTTTGTTTAATTTTGGGTTTACTATTATCATTGTTTATATAATCAAACAATTCTTGTTTCGGCATTGTTTTCATATAAAAATGTGTAGTAGTTAATTTTCCTGTTCCACGCTCTCTTGTTATTTGAGTCGGTTTAAATTTCACTGGCATTATATTCTCCTTGTCATATGAAGCCACCATTTGAAGTATCTTGCACCTTCACCATACCTGGCGCTTCTCATTTTATTATAAATCATTTAATTCTTTTTATGCTTCCTTTTGCATCTGCCTTATAAGCCATGAAATCAACATTTGGAAAATCTCTTTTTAAATCCAATAATGCTGTTAAATTTTCCATGTGATCGTCAAACAATCTTATTCTAGCATATTCACCAGTATCTAAATACTTTCTAAATATTACTGACTTTGCAGCCGCACTAGATTTATTTGACATGTTTCCTGCTCTTTCAACATATACATTTTTCATTGGTATACCATGAGCTTCAAAAGTCTTAATGAATAAATCTTTATTATCCATATCAGACCTTGCTGTTACAATGATAACCTTTGAACCTTTGGCTGTAGCATTCTTGATAATTGCTTTAGCCTTTTCAACCATTCTTGCTATTGGTGTTGCTGTCTTAAAAAAAACTTTTGCAGATTTGAATTCACTAAAATCAAATTCTTCACCTGTTTGCAATTTGTAGTTGTTATACTCTTGAGGTGATAATTCTTTTACCTTTCCAGTATTTGTATTTTTTACTTTAACTCTTGCTTTTGATTTAAACATAGTATCATCAATATCAAAGATCGTTAAACCTTTGTTACCTTCAGTAATGTATGTTTTAAAATTTTTCATAGATACCTATATTATAACACAAAAATGTGCTAGTGTAAATATCTATTTATAATAGTTTTTATTTGAAGTAATGCTTTATAGTTTCAATCTTATCATGTGCATCTGCGATCTTTTCTACTTCTTTTTCTATTGATTCTACAATATCAGAATGCTCGCCTATACCAACTGAATTTCTTTGATATACCATAACATTTGCTTTTGCTACTGCAATATCGCCTTCTAGCTTTGTGATTAAAGCTTCTAGTAAATAATTCATTTTTAACCTCTAAAAATCTTTTCTCTTTTATACTCATTGATTACTTTAATCAATTCGTCTGTCCAATTATCTCTATCTTCTATGAAGATTTGAGCTCCTTCATCGCCTGCAATTGCAACGACTAATTTCTTAATTGGTCTACCAGTTCTTTCTTCCCACATAATTGCATATGCTGCAGCTTGCATGAAGTAACCTGATACCCATTCTTTTTTCTTTTCTTTACGAGATGTTTTCCAATCTATGATTGCATCTTCACCATCCCACATACCTACACAATCAACTCTACCTGCAACACCTAAGTGTTTAGAATATAAAGGTGCTTCAATAGAATATACTTTATTTAAGTTTTGATCTATATGACCTTGTATATCTTTAAAGGTTTGTATGTTGTGTGGCATAACACCATCTAAATAATCTGGATCATTTGCTATATATTTTTCTATAACATTATGAACTTTTGTTCCTCTTTGTGAAGCAACTCTACTTACTCTATTTGCTTCTTCTTCACCAACTCGAGCTCTCCATTTTTGTATAGCTTCTCGTGATAGTATTGATAATACTGTAGTGATAGATGGATACGCATGACCTTCGGGGTCAAGGTATGTTCTACCTGATTCTTTTGTTTCTGTTTTTAAGTCAGCATAATCTAACTTGATTTCTTCATGTATAAAATTCATTCTTCTAATCCTAATCCTATTATTAAAAATGCTAGCATCATTCCACCAATTACCGTAAACTGTATTATTGAAGGAGCCACTACAAATATTTTCAACGCATCAAATTTTCCTGTCATAAAAAAGTCTCCACCATTTTGCCATTCATGCACTTCTTCTGGAGTTGCCTCTCTTGTTTTATTTAATTGCAATTCAACTTGTTGTTCGTATTTCATTTTGTTTTTATAAGATGTCTATCTTTTGGTGGCATACCACTTTTTATTCTATCTTGTACTTCTTTCCAACCATCACCGGCTCTTGCAGTTACACCCATATATGCTTCACCACTATATGATACAGAAGGCGCAGCTGAATGATACCTTTTTATATGTGGATTTTGTTTTAGATAATCATCAAGTTCTACCATTGGCATAACCTTTTCAAATATTTCATCTGTCTCTGTATTTTTGAATTCGTAAATCATAAGTTTATTTATACTTTATTTCTTTCTCCAGTCTCTTACCCAACGAGAACCATTTCTTTCAGCATCAGTAAAGATTCCATTTGTAATAGCTATTGGAATAAGTATTGCAATATGAACTATTATACTTGTTACAATAGAATAACCTAACCACCCCATATAATAAACTGCTATTAGACCAAAGAAACCTGACCACATAGTAAATAAAACTAACATAAAATATGTTTGTAAACTAGGGTCTGGTATATATCTTAATGGATTATACTTTGCATCCATTACCACTCTCCAGCTATCTACTATAAAAATTGTTGATCTTCTTAAAAAATTCATATTACTCCATTAAACCAATTTGGTGTTTCTCTTTTAGTCCAGACCATACTGAACCTTTCTTGTTTTGTTTGATAGAATGCACGATAGGATTTTATTGGATCCTCGAATATACATTCTGGATTTGACGCCATTGCTAATTTGAATTGTGTCATCTTTTTTACCGGTATATTAATTGGTAATCTTGATAGTATCTTTCTAAGTTTTCTATCAGTTGCATGTATTTTACCATAACGATATGTGTATTCATCACACAAAGCAATAAAGTGTTTATAGTGCCATCTATAATTAAACATAGATTCTCTAGTCCATATTGTACTAGGGTGATTAAAATGACATGCTTTGTATAACACATCTTCTCTATCATCATTTAGTTTCCAATATTGAACTCTTACTTTACCTGACTTAGATAGTCTTCGTTCCATATTACCATCAAGCATACGATGTACGGTTGAAAGCATTTGGCCTGATTCGACGATCATTTTGACTACGTGTTTATCACATTGCATTTGAGCTGCAATCACTGGGTCATTATCTAGTATAAAAATATTCATAATGTATATTATAACACACTTTATTGTATATGTCAAATGGGGCGATTGCTCGCCCCGCAATAATATAGGTTTAGTACCACCTCCTTATTTTACTAATAAATTCGGAAAGGCTTCTTCCACTAGTTTCCTAGTGATGCCTTTATACTTCAACCTTCTATCTTTTGCTTTTGCCAATAAGTCAGATTCTCCACCGCTTAATGACTCTAATAAATCAATCCACATTGATTCTCTTTTTAATGGTGCTAGGTTCTCTGCATTTGGTGAACCCTTGAAAAAGTATGTGAATCTTCTATACTCTTTATGTAATGATTGGTATGCCATACCTTCTGGTGCATCATCTTGTCTATAAGGTGCTTCGCCATCTGGTAATAAACAAACTACGTCATTATCAAAATTAATTCTTAACACATCTTTAAAAGCAGGGTATTGACCCATTTCTTTTATATATGCTACTTTTTCTTTTTTAGTTTTTAGGCTTGCTGCCTTTTCAAATATTTCATGTATCGCTGGTTTAACCATTATAAAATTCCTCCACTACTTCGATTAATTGATTACATCTTTTTTTAATTAAATAATTAAGAACTTTCATTCGCATTGCGATTTTTTGTTCTTCAAAAGTATTTATAATACTTGTTTGCACTTGTTCTGGAATCTCAGTTAAATCAATTAACTTTTTATTTCTTTGATAATTCCTATAAGTGTTTTCGTCCATGACAGCTCTAAGGTTATCTGAGTTCTCTAACCACTCATCTATCTTTTTCTGTCTTAATGGTGTTTGTGATTTATCTGTAACGAAGGTATCATCAGCAGATAAAACATTTGGTACACCGTCACCACCATCACCTCGCATTATATGATTAAATGCATATGTTCTAGGGTTCTCGTCTGTAACCATTTTCTTTTGAATTGGACTAAACTGTTTAACATTATTAAACTTCTGTAATTGTATAAAGTCTTTATCACTTGATACAATCATCATTGGTTCGTCTTTACCAAACTCTTGTGATTCTAATACAAGAGCACCAATGATATCATCTGCCTCACAACCTTCCATGTGTATTACTTTGTAAGGTAGGTTATCTCTTATTTCATCACGAACAAGATGCAAGATTCTAAATATTTCTGTCCAATCTTGACTTGATTCTTCTCTGTGTTTTCTTCTATGTGCTTTATACTCAGGGAAATATTCTTTTCTCCAGGTATTCATGCCATCTGCGCATATAACCATTTGGCCATATTGATCTCTGTATTTTTTATTATACATACGAATACTATTTAGTATCATGTGACGTATCATTTGTTCATCATTTAGTTTTTGTACAATAATGTTTGATAGTGCTATTTGACTATAATCTAATAATATCATTCTTCTGGTTCTCCTAAGGGCAACATCTTTAATGTGATATATGTTTTATCTAATTCTCTTTGTAATCTATGTGGAATTCCCATATATCTATTTAGCATTGCGTTAATCATATTCACTATAACATATATATCGCGAGATTCATAACAAGCTTCTTCTCTGAAGTTCATACTCATAAATTCTTTAAAGTCTGATACCTGACCGGTACAGACAAACTCTTCTATAATGTCAAGCAATTCTTGTGATACCGCTACACATTCTTTTGATCTCTCATTGATTATATCTTCAGCTGTTTTTTCTATCCCTAAGTCTTTTGGATCGATTTCTTCACCTGTAGGGAATTTAATTATCTTTGCCATAATAGTATATTATAACACAGTTTACGTGGAATGTAAACTGTTATTTTAAGTTTTTTACTGCGTTTCCGCCAATCCGACAATTAATAATACCGTTATAATATTTATCGTCAAGAAGTACATCTCTATCGAATTGCTCTTTAGCTTCCACATAAGCACATTCACCCTTTGTTTTGCAAAGGTATAATATTTCTCTATGAAACATTTCATCGCCTTGTTTACTTACTTCTTCTTTAAGATGAACATTACTACCGTAATAGCTTTGCCAATCAGATTCAACTAATAGCTTCTTTCTTCGTTTTCTTGTCTTGGTTATTGGTAGAGTTTTCTTGCTCCAAAAGAATTTCTTTCCTATGTACATTCTTCCGGTCGCTCTGTTCGTTATCAAGTACACAAAACCATACACGTCTTTGTGACTGGTATCTTCTGGTAGTTTGTAATCTTTGCCTTGATATTGCCATTTAATCATGGAAATTCAGTTCATCATCATCGTCAGTTGGTTCACCGCAATGAGGACAGAAATTAATATTTATTTCTTTTTCTTCTGGCTTAATTACTATTCGTTGAAAGCAATATTCACATTCTAGTATCATTCAAACTTTTCTCTTAATTGATCGTATCCACCAATCTTCTCACCTTTGAAAATTATTTGTGGAAAGGTTCTTGCAGTAGGAAACATTTCTAACATCTTTTCTCTGTCAAAATCTTTTCCTAATTGATAGTATTCGTATTCTTCTTGTTCTTTTACACATAATACTTTTGCCATATCACAAAATGGACAATGTTCTTTTCCGTATATTAGTATCACAGTGTTTCCTCGATAAATTTTCCTATTGTTTGAATATCAGATTCAGACAACATTCCGGCTTGAGCCCACATAGTAGAACTCATTGAACCAACTTCACCTCTGTTTTTATATGTAGTTAATCTATCTATAATATATTCTGAGTCACGACCTGCTAATTGTGGAAATGCTCCCATACCTTGGCCTTCTGCTCCATGACATGCTGCGCAACCACCCCATAAACCTCTAATAGAACTAAACTCATCTGCCGCTGCTATTTCTGCTTGTCTTTCTAGTTGTTCTGCTAATGTACCATTTACTCTAGTGTAGTCCTCGTAGCATTTTCCTGTACAAGCAGATACGTTAGAAAATCCTTTGTATTCTAAATTAGCATGTGTATACATGATAAGTCCAAACATAATAGAACATATTAAAAATATATAACCCTTCATAATGATAACCCCTTAAGTGTGCCTTCATCGACATCTTGTTTTACACCACCAGTTATATATGATGTAATTTCTGTTTCTTGTGGTGCTACTTGGACACTGCTTCCAGCTATCCATTTTTCTGTCCATGGTAATGGATTCATTTGTGGAACATTATATGGACATGTTAATCCTACAGCTCTCATTCTCTTAGCACCTATCCATTCTACATAATCCATAAGTATAGATTCGTTTAAACCAATCATTGAACCATTTCTAAATAAGTATTTAGCCCATTGTTTTTCTTGTTCAATTACTTTTAAAAATAAATCAACACATTCTTGTTCTGTTTCTTTTGCAATCTTTTCATACCCTGGCTCTTTTCTTAATAGCTTTATCATTGTAGTTGTACTGGCCAAATGAGTATTCTCGTCTCTTGCAATAAATTTAATAATCTTTGCATTACCTTCCATCTTTTTAAGTTCAGCAAATGCCCAACTACATGCAAATGATACATAGAACCTTACACCTTCCAATGCGTTTGCTGATTGCATACACATCCATAAATTTCTTTTGTTTGGTTTAGCAATTAGATTATCATAATATTTTGCAATATCTTTGCCACAATCTAATATCTCTTTTACGTTTAACATATTATCAAATACGATTGAAGGGTCTGGATATATATTTCTTATTATATGTGTATATGATCTTGAGTGTATAGTTTCAAAGAAAGACCATGTCTCTATCCAGTTTTCTACTTCAGGTAATGATGCGTGAGGTAGGAATGCTAAATTTGGAGCTCTTCCTTGTACACTATCTAATAGTATTTGTCTTTTTAAATTAGAAGTAAATATATGTTGTTCGTGTTCTGTTAATTCATTGAAATCTTTTTTATCTTTAGACACATCAACTTCTTCTGGTCTCCAAAAGAATCCTAATTGTTTTTCGGTAATCTTATCTAGTTGTGGATATTTGAGTTGATCGTATCTTGCGACATCGACTCCTTCGTCAAAAAACATTTCTTTTACTAGATGTGATTTTTTATTTTTCTTTAATATACTCATATCTTACAGCTCTCGCAATCTTCGTCTTGCATTTCTCCTGCTCCATCGTAGGTGTTAAAATAATATAATTGTTTGATTCCTAATTTGTACGCATTCACTAAGTCTTGTAACATAATAGACATTGGAATTTTATTATCTTCAAAGAATTCTGGATTATATGAAGTGTTGACTGATATTCCTTGGTCTACGTATTTCTGTAATATACCACAAATACTTAGATAGCCATTAGGTGACTTATGGTCCCATAGCAGATCGTACTTATTTTTTAAATTGTAAATACCGGGTACGACTTGAGCCATAACTCCGTCTTTACTTTGTTTATATGATACTAAAGCTCTTGGAGGTTCAATACCATTTGTACTATTACTAATTTGAGCAGATGTTTCGGCCGGCATCAATGCCATCAGCGTAGAGTTTCGAATGCCAGTTTCTCTGAGTTGCTTTCGCAAATCTTCCCACGGTAAACGTTCTTTATGCGCTATTAAATTATCTATTGCTCTCTTATATGTATCAATTGGTAACTTTCCACTGGCATATTTTGTATGGCTATTCAATGGTATTTTACCTTTTTCTTTTGCAAGATCGGCTGATGCTTTTATAAGATAGTAAGACCATGATTCTGCATACTCATCTACTATTTCAAATGCTGATTCGTCATACTTCAAACCTCTCTTTGCTAAAAAGTATGCAAGATTAATAATACCTATACCTAAAGGTCTACGACTTTTTGTACTTGATTCAGCTGCAGCAACAGGATACTGTTGATAATCCATAAGTTCATCTAAAGCACGAACTGATAAATTACAATATTTTTCAAACTCTTTAGGTTCATTAATCAAACCCCAGTTGATTGCAGATAAGGTACAAAGAGATATCTCTCCTGTATGATCGTCGTATGCCTCTAAGGGTTGTGTAGGTAGGTCTATTTCACAACATAGATTACTCATGTGGATTGGTGCTACCTTTTCTTCAAAAGAACTATGCTCATTTGCATGGTCAACATTCATCAAATAAATTCGACCTGTATCTTTTCTTTCAGTTAAAAATCTGGAAAAGACTTCTAATGCTGGTAAGCTTCTTTTTCTAATAGATGTTTTTCTTTCTGCTATTTCATATAGCTCTTTAAACTTATCTTGGTCATTAAAGAATGCATCATATATTTCAGGTACATCATTTGGATCAAAGAAAGTAATATTACCACCTTCTAGTAATCGTTCATACATTAATTTATTAAATTGAAATGCATAATCCATGTGACGAACTCTTGTTTCGTCTGTACCTTTGTTATTCTTTAAGACAACTAAATCTTCAAACTCATAATGCCATATTGGCAAATATACTGTGGCCGCACCTCCTCGTACACCTCCTTGGGAGCATGACTTCACAGCTGATTGAAAATATTTTAGAAAAGGTATTAACCCTGTATGTACTACAGAGCCATCACCAATCTTAGCACCGAGTGCTCTTATTTTACCTGCACCTATTCCAATACCGGCTTTCTTACTTATATACTTAACAATACTAGTAGCAGTAGCATTAATACTATCCAGGGAATCGCCGGATTCAATAAGGACGCATGAACTAAATTGTCTCGTAGGAGTTCTAACTCCTGCCATAATCGGCGTAGGTAAAGATATATAGAATTGAGAAATCGCATCATAATACTCCTTTACGTACTTCATTCTGTTCTCTTTGTAATTAGAAAACAATGTTGCACTGATCATCATATACAACATTTGCGGTGTTTCAAAATGCTTTTTAGTTCTTCTATCTTGTACTAGATATTTACCACGGAATTGTTCCATTCCAGCATAAGTAAAACTATCGTCTCTTTCGTGTTTTATATATTGATCTAATTCTACTAACTCATCTATTGTATAGCATTGTAGTATTTCAGAATCATAGACACCGCGTTCTATGTTTTGTTCTACTAAATCTCTTAGTGAACATGGTGCATAGTCACCATAAACTTCTTTTCTTAATTTATAACTGATCAGTCTTGCTGCAACAAATTGATAATTTGGTGTATGTTCAGATATTAATTCAGCTGCTGATTTAATTAAGAGCTCATGAATATCATAAGCATTAATTTTATCAAACAATTGTATGTTTGCTTTAATTTCTATTTCAGACATTGATACACCACTGATATCTTCAACTGCCCATTCTAATACTTTGTGGACTTTATCTAAGTTGAAAGGTTGTAGTGAACCATCTCTTTTGGTAACATTGATCGACATAATACTTTTTTCATTCATAATTAGTATATATTATAACACAAATCACATGATTTGTAAAGGTTTATTTTAAATTTAGCCGCGGATATTTTCGATAGATTCAGGAGTTTCTATTTCTATTCCAACACCTTTACCTTGTGAACCATCAGGCATAGTAACATTTCTATAATAGATTACAACCTCACCCAATTGTTTGATGTATCTTTTTAGCTCTTGCATATCTGTTGCCATCACTTTATAATCACCAACTGAAGTAGCTACAAAAACAATATCTCCATTGTTTTGTTTTTTCATATCATCAAGAAATCTGTCAAGATATGTATAAACTTCAGGCCAATCTGGATTTTCTCTTTGATCTAAATCACATACCTTTGGTCTTTTAGTTTCGCCTTCAAGCTTTTTGCAAGGATTAGTTATCTTTGCTTCTGATACAACATACCATGAAGGAGCTGTTAATTCAACAGGTCTTGGTAAGTCTGGTTGCATAATATCTATTTGTATAGGTTTAGATACAACCTCTATTTGTTTTGTTCCTAATAAAGAACAACCACTAATCGCTAGTAGTATTAAGATTGTAAAGAACTTCTGTATCATCTTCTAATCCCTCCATCACAGCTTCACTAGCACTATTGAATCTATTTTCCATAAGTCCTGGTTTTCTTAAAGCTAAGTTATCTAAATTGTGTTTGGCAAATATTGCTAGATATTCTGCTTTCTCAGCTTCTATCTCTGCATTCATTTTACTCATTTGCATTAATGATTTGCCTTGTTTTTCGTATTGTTCTTTCATTGCAGTCATAGCTTCTTTTTGCTCTTCAACTGCAACTTCTAATTTTAAATTATTTTCAGTTAAGGTTTGATTCTCATTATATAGATACCAACCACCTAGACCAAGAATAAGTATTATTCCTATTAATAATTGTTGCATTATTCGTCCTCTATCCTATAGCGCAAACCATTCATACCACGAATATGAACAGTCCTTTTATCTTCAGTTCTAAACTTAAGTTCTTTGAAATTTGATTTGATTATTTTGCGAACGCCATTATATACTTGGTCATCTTCATTACCCCATTGGCTATCGTATGATATATGTATTGTATATCTAAGGGTAAAGTATCTTTTAATCCAATAATAAAAGTTCTTTATACCATTAAGTAGTTTTTTTAGCTGATTCACGTTTTTCTCTCCTAGCGAGCATTCGTTCTACAAACTTTCTGCCCTCTTTAGTTCGACCATCATATACTCTTTTCTTTCTTTTAAGTAAAGCTTTACTACCCATTGCGTTAGGAGCCATATCAACACCACCACTCGACACTGAGTTAGCTGCTGCATCTTCCCATTGTTTGATATATTCGTTAAATGATTTTGTATATTTTGTTGCCATTATCTTTCTATATTTGAATGTGTTATATACACATTTTGTTTTGTCTTTTCATGTATTGCTGTAAATATATTTATACCTGCAAGTTTATCAACGGGTACTTGTATATCTTCATTTACTACAATATCACCTGCTTTAAAAACCTCTTCACCAGTTATTGGATGTGCTAGTGTTTGAGTTAAAAAATATCTACCAGGATTTAATTCTTCAAAGTCTGTTAGGTAATCCCTTGACTCTTCTAAATCTAAATCCTCTGATATTTTATTTAAAATTAAATCTATTGTTTCGTCGTTGAGCTGGTCTTTTTCTTTTATAAGATAAAGTGCAGCTGCATAAGATGCTAATCTTGACCTACCGCCAGGTATTTTTTCTAATAATTTTTTGAGATTAAAAACTAATCTATGGAATACAGTATAAGCTGATCTTTGATCTTGAGTACCAAGGTCACGAATCTTAATTTGATTCTTACCCTTTTCGTCAATGATGCCTAATTCAAATGCTTTTGTTTTATTGAATGGTGTAACAAACAATTTTAGAAACCTAAAAGCGTATGCGGTATCTGCTGCTCTACTTAATAATCCCATTTATATTTCTCTTAATACTTCTATGATATATGGATCCATGGTAATTGTAACCTTTTCACCTTCAGGTAAGTAATTAAGATAAACTAAAAATGGTTTAAGATAATGCCAATGTTCCTCATTGATCTTATACCACATCATCTTATTACATGCTTCTATACCAAACACATTATATAATACTATAATATGATTTAGTATCAGTCTTTCCTGGAGGTCTCCAGTTAACTCATATCGCTTTAATAATCTCTTTAGGTATTTAAATCTATTAAGGTCTTGTTTAAACTCATTAACATCTAAACACTCAGGATTATTATACATTTTAGCCGCATAGAGTTTAAAGTTCTTATGCGTCAATACTTCAAAATTATCCATCATATATTATATATAACCTCTCGGTTAATTTAATTTTTACTTCTTGCCAGGTTCGCCGTAGTTAACACTCCAATCACTTCTTGGAAAGTTAACAAATGATTTAAGCTTACCTAATTCAGTTACCATATCATCAAAATTAATATCACCCGTTACTTTACCAGATGGTACGGTAGGGTTTTTACCAGGAAACCCTGGATAGATATCTAATTCAAAATCAGCTGCTCCAGAACCAAATTTAAAACCTTTTACAGTTTTAGGACCTTTGAGAACTTCATCTTCTTTATATTTTAAACCTAATTTTTTGAAATGCTTTTCTACTATTTTTAAAGCTGACTTAACATCTTTAATAACTTGTGGTCCAGTATTATCATCATGCATAGCTTCTTGATTCATTTTTAATTTAGCACTGAATCCAGTAATGTGCATAGTTTTAAATGGTGGTTTAGGTAATTTAAACGCTTCATCTATATATAGTTTGTTTCTTACTTTAAAAAAATCCATTAGTCTTCCTCGTTATCGCCTTCGTAATTAGCATCAACGTAATCAAAAAATTCTTTTTTCTTATCGCCTTCCAATTCGGCTGGAGATTTTACTCCAAATTTCTTAAGTGCTTTCTGAAAGAATGCCTGATATTTCTTTTGCTTCTCTGAAGCTTCATCAGTTTCTTCTTTATCATCTTCTAGTTCTGTTTCATCGACAGCTTCTTTTTTAGATTTTTTATATCCTTCCATAAGTTCTGGATATAGTTCTTCTAAATCATCTGAGTCCATGCCATGGCCATCACTAGCTTGCATATAAGCTAGAATGTTTTTCTTATCACCTGTAACATCCATACCACCAAATTTATTTTTCTTAAATTTGACTTTGTATTTCTTTTCAGCTGCTGGAATACCTTGGCCGGTGTGATCTACATCTATTGTCGCTTTACCACGACCGGCTTTAAGCTTTTTTGCTTCTTTAATGTTTGTCCCGTCGTTTTTCATACCAGATACTTTTTTAACATGCTTGTCTTTGAAATCTTTTTCGCCTTTTGCTTTTGGCTCTTCGACTTCTTGTACATCATCTTTCTTTTTGTTTTCTTTCTTGACTTTACCTTCCAACACGTCTAATACGGTGGAGGCAATCTCAAGGCCTTCTTTATCCTGTAGTCTCATTTGTTAACCTCCTAGTTAATTAAACCACTATGTAATACCATTTCCCAGGTAAATGCTGCTATTAAGCCTGCAACAATTAACCAAAAAACTTTATTAATTAATGCGACAGTGTTGGAATTGCTATTAACGTTATTATCAACTCTGTCTAATCTATTTATAATATTTAAAATCTGCTCTGACTGTTGTTTACTAAAACTTGTCAAGGTAGATATCTTTTCTTCTGCTCGCGCTAACATCACAATGGCTTCACCCATTTGATCTAGTTTTTCCTCAATACGATCAAGCCTTTGTGCTTGTATTGTGTAAACTTGTGTTTCGTTATCCATTTTTCTTTATTATCCTGCATTTTAAGGCTGTAACACCTCTTACTAATCTATGAAATTCACCTTTTGCAATATCAAAGATCATACCCTTTTCTAATAAATACGGTAAGCATCCTTCATATTGAAATTGCCAACCTTCACCACTCAGTACTTCGATTTCTCGATCTTCGTGATCGCGATGCCAGACATATTCTGAATCATCACGCTCAGGATCAAAGGTACGAACAATACCTTTATCACATGCGTATTCTTCCATAAATGGAAAATCTAAATTACCAGAAGTATCTACCGCCACCTTTCATTCCTAATTCTTTTGCATACCATGGTAATCTACATGCCCAATAACCAGCTTTTGTTTTATCATTCTTCGTATCACAATTGTGTCTACTAGCAAAGTTTCTTGCAGCATCTCTATCGCCTATGTCAGCTGACAATCCACCTTTTTCATCACCAAACATAATCTTCATTACATTACCAGTCTTTGGATTCTTTACATACACTTGATATTTTTTACCACCAGAACTACGACTTGGTTTATCGAGTTCCACCTTTCTTCCATCATATTCAGCTTCGGACAAAGCAACCATTGGTTGTTCTAATGGAACGTGTTTGCCTTCATATATAGCAAACCTTTCTTTCCATTCAGAAAATGTTCTAACCTCCGAATTCATGTCCTGCTACCCTTTTCATTTGTTTTGTATATTCGTCATAACTTGGTTTTGATTTGTAAAGCTTAATAGATATCTCGTCTCGTTCTTTACCTTTGATTCTCCAGTTATAACCATCTTCTTTATGTTCTGGTTTAGTTGTTTTTACAACTCTTCTTTTAAACCCTTTTTCCCAGGTTTCGCCTTTATTCTTACCAGGCCCTTCTTGTACATTTTCTTTAGGAACACAATTAGGAACCTTCTTTCCATTCTTCATCTTTGTTCCTACTTGAACATAGCCTGGCCAACATGGGCCTTTGTTTTCAAAAAATGTTTTAAATGATTTCATAATTCTAATTGTTTTTCTATTTCTTTTATTTGTTTATCTACTCTAAGCATAGCTTTTGCTACAGCCTTAGCCATATTTTTATCATCTGTTTGCATAAGAGCTTTCTTTTTATCTAGCAATTCATTATATTTGCTAAACTTATCTTCATTAAATAATTTAAATCTAATCATTTGCCTTTTGTTAGATCATACATATATGCTTTATTTCTTTCTTGACCCTTAGTAGTTACTTTTAATCCTACTAGGCCAGCAACATTATTTGCAAGTTCTGTTTTACCTTTTGTCATTTGTTTTAACAACATCGCATGTAAGTCTTTTAAAATAACATCTATTATATGTGTATGATTCATAACTAAAGCAGCTCTTTCGTCTATTTCTTCTTGACTTAAGTTTGCTTCTTCTAATGTTTTAGCTGCAGTTTGTCTAACAGCTTCTAATACTTCTTGTATTGGTCTTGGGTCATGCTTACTCATAGAATCCCTTCCCATCTGATGTCATATAATCAAACATCTTTTTAATTGCTGTTGCTAAACCATCAACCTTTACATCTGAACCTTGTACTGTTAATTTAGTACCAGCCTTTTTAGCATGAGGTTTAATTCTTTTCATGTGCTTAGCAAAATCTTGTAAAGTTACATTTATAAATGCAGGGTGATCTATTGCTTCACCTATTATTTTTTTCATAACAAGAGCGTGAAACATATCGTCAGCTTTTACAGGATTTTTTTCCTTTCTTTTAATTGCTTGATGTTCTTTACCACCATCCATTTTTTTATAAAGCTTATCAAATTCATCTTTTTGCTTCTTACTCATAGTCTTTTCTACAAGGTTTTTACCACCATATTGATTTACATCTACAGATGCAAATGTTATTTTAGGCATTGGTAATTTAGCTAATTTAACTATAAACTTTTTATTCTTTGATACCCATTTCATTACAGGTGTATCTGGTCCAACAATAATAAATTCATCTAAACCTAATTTTTCATATCTTGATTTATCCATTGGTCCATTGTAACCAAAGTCTTCTTTCTTTAATAAAGCTTCAAACATTTTATCGTTTTTATGTTCTACGCCTACACTGATTTTAATAATCTTACTGAAGTCCATTCCTTCATTAACATATCCTTTAAATGATTTCATTATTCTAATGCCTCCGGTGGTAATTGTTCCATGAACTTACCCATCTTATTATTAGGTCCTTCTAAATCTAAATTACTTAGGTTACCTTTTTTTCTTTCTTTAACTTTTACACCATGCTTCTTTGCAAGGTTAACTACGATATCTCTTGTCTTTTTATCCATATCAACGAATTCAAAGTTAGCTTCTTTTACATCATTGAGCTTTCCTCTTAAAGCTGAGAAATTATTACTTGCTTTTAGATTAAGCTTTTTAATAATTTCTCTATCTAAATAACCACCATTTAATTCATCACGAATAAATTTTCCTATCGTTAATTTTTGATAAGCTTTTGTCTTAACATTCATATTAGCTGTATTTACAGACTTATGAAACATATCTAAAACTTTAGGTTCTTTTGCGCTAGCAGCCCAAACATTTGGAAACTTTCTTCTTATCATTTCATCAGATAGCTTAAAACCTTCTTTAATATCATTTGATTCTTTGGTTAAACCAAAATTACGACCATCATCTGCATCTTTAACCATAGCTAAAGTCTTAGGCATACTTTTAAATAATGGAACATTCATACCAGGAAGTTTAGAATAGACTTGCATAAACCAATTAGCTAAATCTTTTTCTTCACCTTTTACATATACAAATGTTTGATCTGGTTGTCCTTTAAAAATTCTTTTCTTTTCTACTTTGATAAATTCAACGTTATATTTATCTTTCCATTCTTTTTTCCATTGGTTTGGAGTTATAGGAAATACTTTTTTAGCTATTTGCCATTTAGGTCCTACAGTTTTGACTGCCTCTGTGATACCCGTTGATTCGTATTTAGGAGCCTTTGATCTTTTACCAACCATAATGCCAGCTTTTGTTTTTAAAGATTTTTCAATAATGTTTGATTCACTAATTTTTCCTAACATATGTTGAATAGCTCCGTAAAGTTCTTCACGAGTCATAGTATCATTCCAACCTAAACTCTTAGGATATGTTCTTAGTTCTCTTGATACAACAGACCACATATCATCTACAGACTTTTTATCACCACCCTTTAATGCTACTTTAAGTGCATCGTTCATCTTTTCATTATACTTCATATTATTCTTTTGATTCTTATCAATAAATGCAAAGTAATAATCTCCATCTCTGACAGGATAGCTTAATGCAGTCCAAACTTTTGGTCTTGCTGAATTCTTAGGACTATAGTCTTTTTTCATATCTGCTCTTGCAGTATCTAAATCACCATAAAATGATTCAGGGTCTCTCATGGATTTAAATTGAGCATCTACATCTTTATCAGTTAAATTTTTAGAATATGCTTCAGTTACCACCTCTACAGACTCATTTTGTGAAGTGGCTTCAGGCTTTTTTACAGATTCACTTTGAGCTTGAATTGCTAATGAATTAGCTTGAGCTACAACGTTCTTT